GACTGCACATCACCAGCATTGCTGATAGTGTATGTGCTTGTACCACTAGGGGTATCAGCGAAGTAGTTGCCTGTAGCTAAGTCAATGTTGTTACTCGTAACAGTACCAAGTGTGACCTTAGTAGGGCCACCGACTTCTACAGCGTTCTTTAGGAGAAAGTCTTTATTGTTAGCCATTACTTAGCTCCATCAATAGCGAGGACACCTTGGTATGTACTACCACCGTCACGAGTGTTGAATGTTACTACGTCTGTCTCACCTATGGCGGGTGACGTAGGTGCTGTACCACTAGGCCATTCTATTGCTGTGTCGTAGGTGATGGTTGCTGGTGTAGCTGTGGTGTATTGGTAGATGGAGTCGTTAGTGATACCTATTACATACATCTTAGTGCCATCGCCGCTAAAGACTACTCCATAAGGGATGGTGTCCTGCCCACCTACACTAAAGCTAACACTATCGTAACTGGTTGTACTTAGGTCAAAAGCGGTAGATAGGGAGTATTGGAATACTGTATCGACACCACGACCCACAACATACATTTTAGTGCCATCGCTTTTAAATGTTATGCCGAGAGGGGTAGACTCCTGACTCCCCACACTAAAACTAACACTGTCATACGAAGCTGTTGATAAGTCAAAAGCAGTAGATAAACTATACTGAAACACAGTGTCGTTTGTATTGCCGAGGACATACATCTTAGTGCCATCATTGTTAAAGGCTACATCAAGGGGGGTAATGTCTTGTCCGCTTACACTAAAACTAACACTGTCATACGAAGCTGTCGATAGATCAAAACCCGTAGATAGACTATACTGAAACAAACTGTTATTTGTGTCCCCAACAACGTACATCTTTGTACCATCGCTGTTAAACGCCATGCCACTAGGCTCAGGGTCTTGACTGTTTACGCTAAGATTAACACTGCTGTATGAAGCTGTGTTTAAGTCAAAAGCTGTAGATAAGGAGTATTGGTAAATAGTGTCTGTGCTTTGCCCAACAACGTACATTTTAGTGCCATCATTGCTAAAAGCCATGCCAAAGGGATTAGTATCCTGACTCGCTACACTAAAGCTAACATCACTGTATTCAGCATTAGCAAGGTCATAGCCAGCAGAGCTACCACCATCCAACAACAACGTAGCACCACTCACAGTACCACTATCAGCAGGGTTGCTGAGGGTTACTTGAATGTCTGACGTTGGTGTTACCTCAAAGACTGAGCCAGTGGATAGGTCTAGGGTGGCTGTGTTGAGGACTGTGGAGTATTGGTAGACAACTTCATCACCACCTGCTAAATACATTTTAGTAAAGTCTAAGTTAAAAGCTACACCAAAAGCACTAGGGGCTTGTCCTGCAAAACTAAAACTTTTAGTGCTATAGGAAGCCGTGCTTAGGTCAAAGGCAGTAAATAAAGAGTACTCATACACATAATCTGCTAGGAATCCAATTAGATACATTGTAGCACCATCTGTACTAAAGACAGCACCTCTAGGCGTAGTGTCTTGCCCAGAGACATCAAGAAAAACACTACTGTACGACATTGTTGTAATATCGTAGGCCGTAGACAGGTCATACTCATGCACTCTAGCATTTGCTCTATCTGTAACGTACACCTTAGAGCCGTCCGAATTAAAGCACATACCTGATGGTGCATCTGTTTGAGCAGTTATATCAAAAGTACCCGTGTCCAATGTAGCGGTATCAACATCAAAAGCAGTAGATAAGGAGTAGCTACTTATCTTTTCACCATCAGTCCCTACAGCATACATCTTTGTGCCATCGGGCTTAAACATAAACGACCTATTAGCTGTTTGGAAAGAGCCTCCAAAGCTAAAACTTTTAGTGCTGTAGGAAGCCGTACTTAAATCAAAAGCAGTTGATAAAGAGTATTGATACAAAACGGGACTAGGATTAAAGCCTAATACATACATCTTAGAACCGTCTGTGTTAAAAACAATACACTGAGGGCTTGTTAGTTGAGCAGAGGTATCAAAGCTAACACTGTCATAAACCGCAGAGCCAAGACTGTACCCTACACTCCCAGACACAACTGTACCCACCGCCTCGTGATAAGCAGTGGGCTGGATACCGTTCTTTACTTTAAAATCTCTAGTGTTTGACATCTACTTCACCTTCCATAGTTGTCCTAATCATCTTACAGCGTGATAGCTTTAACTGTAAACGCTGTGCTATTTGTGCTTGCTGGTGTAGCTAGGATACGCACGTTACCACCAGAGATGTCCACATCAAATGTAGCCAAGGCAGTAGCAGTATTAACTTGTGCGTACTCAGTAGCTACAGCAGTTGTACCGTCATGTGTGATAAGCAACTCAGTGATACTACGTTCTGTTGCTGCAGAGTCATGCGCTGTAATCACAACCTTGATGCCATCATACGTGGTTGCGTTATAAGATGCAACAGTTACTTGTGTTACAGCTGTAGTAGTTTGTGTCTGTACGTCAAATGCTTCAACTACTGCGTTAACCCAGGCTGAACCATCCCACTGCAGAAACTCACCTGTACTAGCACTAGTGATGGTTACGTTAGAGATGTCATTCAGTGTGTTGATAGTAGGAATGCTGTCGTTGATCCACGCAGCACCGTCCCATTTCAAGAACTCACCAGCAGATGCACTTGTGATAGTGACGTTAGCAATATCGTTAAGAGCATTAATAGTAGGGATAGTAGAAAAGGTTACTGTACCTGCGCCATCTGTCTTGAGGAACTGCCCTGCTGTACCATCTGACGTAGGTAGGTTGACTGCTGCAATAAAGCTATTAAGGTTAGCGTCTGCAGTGTTATTAGCATCGTAAGCCTGTACAGTAACACCAATAGCAGATGAGGTAAGCGCATTAGCTTCCTTAGCTAGAGGAAAACCACCAGCAGTAGTACCATCGTGTACCACCACTGTGTTCTTTGTTGAGTCGATAGTAATCTCGCCTGCAGCACCCGTGAACGTAGAATGCTCCCCGGTAGTACCACGGCGGCGTTGTATTTGAGTAGACATTTATAATGCTCCGTAATCTGCCGTTGAAGTAGGTGAATTGTTAATGAAACCATAGTCAGCCACAGTCGCACCTACAACAGCAGCTAGGGTAACTAAGTTCTGATAAGTGTCTTCTGATTTAGCTGCATAGTGTAGTGCTGAGTAGCCAGAAGTTACACTGTCTGACAAAGTATATAGTGAGTCTTCTGGGTTAATAGCAAGCTTCTGTGCGTCAGCTGCACTATCTGCTGCTGCTGTAGCTGAACCTAGAATGCTATCTACATAGGTTTTGTTAGTCAGGTCAGAACCTGTAGTGGGTGCAGCAGCACCTGTGATCTTATTGCCACCCATAGCAATCTGACCAGTCATAGTACCACCAGACAGAGGTAGCTTGGTTGCGATACTATTTGTTAAAGTAGTATAGACGTTATCATCGTCATTGATAGCTGCAGCAATCTCATCCAAGGTATCAAGTGTAGCTGGTGCGCCACCGATAAGGTTGTTGATAGCTGTGTCAACGTAGTTTTTCGTTGCAGCCTGTTGTGCAGTAGTCGGATCGTTAACATTATTCAGAGTAGTGTTAGTAAAGTCAGCTGTACCGTTAACTGTGATGTTACCGCCAATGTCTACGTTACCTGTAGTAGTTACACTCTTTAGGAACGCATCTCCCCAGTAAGCAGAGCCTGTACCCAGTGTGTTAACACCATTAGTTGTAGGTACAAGAGCAGTAGTGATCTTAGCGTTAACTGCTACAGTGTTAGTATTAGCTAAACCTACTACAGTGTTGCCATCAATAGTAGCATTATTATCAAACTTAGCAGCACCAGTTACGTCAAGTGTACCAGCAAAGTCAGCGTTAGCACCAGTGAATGTTACAGCTGTGGTTGTACCACTCTTAAGTGTAAGGTTGCCTGAGTTGCTTGTAAAGGTAGCATATGTAAGCCCAGCATCTTTAAGTGCTACATTACCACCATCAGCATCTAGGTTAATATTACCTGCTACATCAAAGTTAAGATTACCAGAAGTTACAACATAGTCATTGTTTGTGATGGTAGTGTAGTCATTGTCACCAATGCTTACTGTGTCAATGTAAGCTGTGCCATCTACGTATACGTTCTTAAACTCTAGGCTAGATGTACCCAAGTCAATGTCGTTATCCAGTACAGGTACAATAACACCATCTTGAAAGCGTAACTGCTCAGTAGAAACATTAGATACTTCTACAAACACACCAAAGCGATTGTCTACTTGGCTTACAATGATTTTATTCTTAGCATCTAGGTCAGCAATGAGTGGTACGTAGGAACCCTCATCAGATGTACCATCATGTTTGTGACCAGTAGTACCTGTGTCACTCTGTGTAAAAGCGTCACGTAGTTTGTTGTACTCTGCGTTGATAGGCGCTGCACGTACTACAGCGGTAGGTACAATGTCTGCAACAGATTGGCGTGTATAGCCTGACATGTTTTAGTCCTCTTCTAGCGCCTGTCGTGTAGGCCGTATGTTAGTGTAATGGCTTGAATGGTATGACTAGGGTTAGTGTCATTAGCAACGTAACGAATAGAGATAGACTTTGCTGAGCCACCAATAGTTGTACTCTCTACAGGGGAAGGGTTGCCATCGTATATGTCTGTAGAGTCAAACGTAGCCTTATCATAGTATGCTGCAGCACCAGCAGTAGATAAGAAGTAGTCTGATCCTATGGTAGTTGTAGGATCACTATAGTCATAATCTATAGCCATAGTTACTGTAACTTCACCCTCAGAGCGCATGTAAGTATCTACATCATAGAAAGACTTACGTAGTGCTGGGTCATCCATGTAATAGAAGGGTGTTTGAAATAAGCTAAAGATCTCTCTAGTATCAAAGTCATTACCTACTTCTTGACGAAATACGTAACCGTTTGAGTCACCGTGAATAACAAACTCTTCATCACCAATGTAGTTACTGTGTGCGCAGTTAACAGAGATGCCTACAAGCTGGCTAAACTCAAAACCCACACCACCTGTACCACTACGGCGAATAGCACCAATAATACCAAGCGAGTCCTGATTAGCAAAGAATAACCTGAATTGCGACTTCTTCTTTAGAACTACGGTAGTCATAGTAGCTAAGTCTTCGTTAGCTGTATAGTCTTCAAAGATAGACTGAATAGGCTTAGACAATGTAGCAAGCTCAATGTCGCCAATACGATCTGTACCAGTAACAGGGCGGATACCATCAGGTGCTAAGAATAGGATCTCACCATTAAACTCAGCAACACTATCAGGTGCTACGCAACCAAGATTAGATGTAACAGTCTGTAACACAAAGTCAGATATGTTGTTACCAACCAAGCGCTTGATGTTATTGCGCCCAAAGATGTACATCTCATTACGGAATGTCTTAATCTGTACTACTTCAAAGCCTACGTTAATAACACCAGCACCAGCAGCAGGTGTCCAGTCAGTCTCATCTAATGGCGCACTAAAGTATAGATTGTATGGCTCAGAGCTATCACCAGTAAGAAACAGATGATTGTTAAACGCTGCAACAAGACTAGGAGCGCTGGGCGACTGTCCACCATTGAGTTGTACGTATGTAGTACCATCCCATGTAGAAGCAGGATTAACCCCGTCTGCCATAGCAAACTTAGGTGCGCCCCAGTTAAAGCTCTCAAAGCGTACCTTAGATACGCCTACCATTGTAGGGGAACCTACTGTAGTGATAGTATCCCAAGATGTTGTAGAGTTATTCCACTTATGCAGATAGTTGTTACCAGAAGCAGGCTTACGTGCAGCAAAGATACCATCATTAATATCAGCAGATACGTGTACACCTAGAACTGCTGTGGTAGCTTCGCCTGGGACTTCACCATATGTATTGCTATACCCACTTATACGTCTATACCCACCATTCAAGGAAGGCTCATAGTTAATCAAACGAGTAGCAGAACCTGCCATCTGACTACCCTGTGTTAAAGGGTCTTGGTTAACTACCAAGCCACCCATACAAGGTGTAGCAAAGGTACGTAGGTTATCAGCCATTAGTTAGTGCCAGTCTGCTTGTTAAAGTATCTACCTGCTATAACAGAGGATCTAACGTATAAAGGTAAGTCAAGAAGTAAGCGGCGCATGTTATCCATACCATCCTCAAACTTCTGCTGGTGTAGTGAAGCACTCTGCTCATTAGCACGGAAACGCATTAGATACATAGTAGCACCATCAACTATAACTGTATTAAAACGATCAGGTATTATACACACATCATTATAAGAAACTAAGTCAGCAGGATATGACCAATAGCGATACTCAATCTCATAAGCATCGTCAGGAAGTGGTGTAACACCAAACTTCATGTCCTGTGTTTGATAAGCGATATTAGGTATGCTATACCCATCTGCACCGCTAACGTCTTCACCTGAGCGATACTTACGAATATAGTCCTCGTAGGTAATCACAGGCAGTCTAGCAGGTGTATTACCCTTAGAAGATAGACGCTTGATGTAGATAGTGTCCCAGTCAATCTTAGAAGCATCTGGGGCAAAGTCATACACACCAATACCAAGAGTAAGGGTTTGCGTATATGTTGTAAGTGTAAAAGGCCACTCTTGAGAGTTCTGCAGGATCTCACGTATAGCAGAGTTAATACCATCCTTAGCTAGAGCCTGTAGGTTACGTGCATCAGCAAAGCCATCACCACCAATGTCAAGTTCAACTTCATTGACACGGCGTAATGCTTGGTTTACAAGTGTAACATAGTTAGCCATAGCTATCCCTCAGAAAGTAAAGAGGGGCCAGCCTCCTGAGAGACTAGCCCGACTTATTAAATGTGATTAGGCAGCGTTGTAACGTGCTGTGATAAGTGCCTCTGGGCGCAGAATCTTGCGTCCGTAAAGGTGCATACCACGTACAATGTCAGCAAAGCTGTCTGGGTCACGGTAGTTCTCAACTTTGTTGATCTGCTCAG